TCCTCGAGCCGCTCTTTCGAAGTCCCTATTATACCTAGTTTCTAGGTCTGGGCTAGAAGTACCTGGAATAGCAGTAATAGGAAGCTCCCCACCAGCGCTAGGCCTGGAAGGCATACGAGAAGCTACAAAGTCTACCTCTTCTTGATGTGTCCTAGTGTTACTACCAAATTCTAGGCTCCTTATAAGCCCAGACACATCGCTTTGATCTCTTCTTAGCAAAGACCTAGGAGGCTTAGGATCGCTAGTACCAGGATATGAATACTCAAAATCATCTAAAAAAGCACTAATAGCATTAAAGTTATTCCCATCATAAACTAGCGTCCCCCCAAATAAAGTAGTATTAGGGGCCTTTGAAAGAAGATCCTCTCTTATAAATTCATCTTTAAACAATCTATCAAAAAAGGCAAACTCTTGATCCCCCAGCCTTTTATACATCCTGTCTTGTCTTGGGATACCTATAGTATCAAGGGCATCATATCCCAAGTAATCCTTGTATTCCATTCTTTCAAGAGGATTAGCATCTGGATCAAGGTACCCATTCTCTATCTGCCATAAGATAGAACTCCTGTTATATTCCCAAGTCTCTTCTCTAGTAGGACTGACAGTCGTTACCCCAGGATGCTCTCCTATAGCTGCTACCATAGCAGAGTACTTCGCACTATTTTTTCTCTTATCCCTCTCCCCTTTTTGCCTAAGCCACTTATCCCTCTTTACTACATAACCCTGCCAGTCAGCTGGATCTTTTGGAGGCTCTCCAACAGCCTCATCAAAAGACCTATTATCTTCTTCTATATCCTCTTTAACTCTTTCTTCTCTAGTCTTTCTAATATCCTTGGTTTTTTTAAGAAGGTCTTTAATGTCGTCACTGGGACCTGTAGGTCCTTCATCTCCTTCACCGGGGCCAGGAGCTCCCCCGCGTCTTTCTGGAAGAACTGGATAATCTCCCAACAACCCTTCTACATCCCTAGCACCAGAAAGCCCTGCCGCTGAAACATTAGGATCTGGAACCCCTGCTCTAACATCCCCGATAATAGTCTTAGCTGCCCTTGACATCTTCGGAACAAAAGGTCCAACCGCTATCTCTGCAGGATGAACTAGACCAAAAGCTCCTCTTTCCCCTACTTCCTCTCTCAATCCCTCAGCCAAGGCCCCTGCAATCTGCGACCTCTCTTCTTTCGCCCCAGAATAATATTGCTGCCTCTCCGCTAAACTCTTTGTTCCTGGAAAAGCAACACCCGGAGCCCAAGCCTCCATCTTCATCTGCCTAGCCACAACAGGAGCCAACTGCACAACTGCATCTATAGCTGGCTGAGTGTATTTATCCTGCCACTGTTTTCCTTCAGGCCCATATCTTTGACTAGTACTCATCCCTATCCAGTCTACAGCAATTCCCACTAAGCTCGCTATATCCTGTAATCCCATTTTCAGGCCTTGAGGACTCTTATAGAAAAAGTCATGGACTATATTAGACTTAGGACTCTCCTTGCTTTTTTGGGAAGACCCAGAAAAAACAGGCGTAATACTACCTTTTGATAAATCACTTACAAGCATCTCCAGAGCTTTATACTTATCAGGATTCTCAGTCTCTAACTTCGCAAGAAAAGACCCTTTGTCTCCTGTCATGGCTCTGGAAGTAGCGGAGCTAACATTCACTTGTGTCATTTATAAGTTCCTGAGACAATATTATTAGTCATTGGAGGAACCACAATACCCTTAATTTTATTCTTCCTTCTCCTACGCCTTTTCTTCTTCTTAGGAGGAGGGTACATCTCAGTAGCGCTCATCGCTGAGTCCCACTGCAAGTCCGGCTGTGCATAGCCTGGCATCTTAAGGCTCCCAGTCTCCCAGCCGCCCACGCCTTCTTATTTCATCTTCTACCAATCGTCTCCACAAAGCAATATCTTTAGGTGATGTACCCATATCAGCTAGAAGAGCATCATGGCCTGGAGAAAGAGAATCTAATAATTCATCCTCACTCATAGTCTTAAGATTCTCAACCTCTGCTGCTAGTCCTTCTACCATCTCCTGATCAACTCTATTCTTCCCAGAAGGAGAAGGCATATCCCTAGCCTTCATCCTGGTCTCTGAAGGAAGATCCTTAGTAGCCATAATGTCTGTAGTTTTCTTTGGAACAGAAGGCTTTGGAACATAAGGCTTTCTTCCTTCTCTTTTCATTTTTCTAATAGCAGCTTTATGCTCATCAGCTTTGGACTTTCTACCAAGATCAAAAGTTAAATCCATTACTGCTTCTATAGATTTTTTGGCCTTATCATAAACCTCGTCCGCGTCTGGTTGCTTAGCTATTCTCGCTTTAATAGCAGCTTTATCTAAATGCTTCCATGCCTCCTTTAAGGTACTTTGGTCAGCTCTAGCCGCAATCTTCATAGCATCTTGTACACTACCAGACTGCACAACCTCCAAAATAGTTTCTGCTATTTTTCTACTGCCTTCAACCGCCATAGCTCCAGCAGGGAGCATATCAGCGGCAAGGCCGATCTGATCCCAAGTGTCAAATTTCCTCTTTTTCTGAGCATCGAACTCTTCTCTCGCCGCAGGATCTTCTGGGCCAAGAACCCTTTTCGCTGCAGGAGAAACCACGGCTGTCTTATCTTTAGTCTCTGGTAAATAAGCCATTATGCACTCAATACTTTCTTTGTCTTACGAGAAACTTTTGGAAGCTTTCCACCCTGATCTTCGTCAAGAAACCTCTTAATTACACTAAGCTTCAACCCTAGTTTCTTCCTAAGCTTGGGATCATTCTTAGCGGCATGAAACATCGCCCGCTGATTTTGGCTCTTAAAAGGCATCAGACTGTCACCGTCTCTCCAGCCTGCTGACCCTCACTAGGCATATCTCTGTTAAAGCTATCTGCGTCTAAAGGTCCTACCCCCGCGTTCGCCGCTCTCCCATCCTGTAAGGCCTGCTGAAGCGCTTGGGCCTCTGGATTGGCGAACTCCGAAGTGCCGCCTTCCCCCTGCGTGGCGGCTGCCTGTGCTTGTGCTTGCATCTCTTGAGTCTGCTTCTCAAGCATCGGCAAAATCTCTTCAACGTCTTTCTCATTAAATCCCCTCACTAGCAATCTACGCGCAAGCTCCGGTATGTTCGGAGGAATACCGTAGGTTTGAGTGAGAAGAGGCGTAAGCCCTGCGAATAAGTTTAGCAAGTCCATCCACTGACTTCTCTCAACAGCCAATGCAGTGGACTGACTCGAAACATCCATGGTGAATAAGTACTCGCCTTCAGCAAGCTCCTTACTCAGACTAATAAACTCATTCGCGTTTTTATCCAAGAGAAATAACTTCTCCGGCCTAAATTGCGAATCAAGTTGGAACATCTTCCTGGCCTTGCGAACCTGAAACTCCGAAAGCAACGCCGAGCGCCGATTCTCCCTTGACGTATTCTTCTTCTCCATGATCGAAGCTTCTGTTGCCGTTTCAGCAGTCGGAAGCTGCACCGGCTGAGGAGTACCTGCGCTCCTATCGAACATCTGTTGAAGGAGATTCAACATTCCACCTTTGTCTGAAGGAACAGACAAGAAAGGAAGAGGGATAATAGCATTAGATCCTTGCTCACTAAGACCAGGAACCTCTACAATAGATCCATCTGGAGCATCCAAGATATCCTGAAGGATGTCTCTGTCAATACCCGCCGCTGGATCAACAAGCCACAAGTTCTTCTGTTTCCGTATAGTATAAAGGAACGAGTCCATGATCTCATTAGTCAAAGCCTGGACAGTGTCCCCACCAGCCATAAGCAACGGCGGCTTGTGAAACCATTGCCTAACACCAGTCTGGAAACTCAAAGTCTCTACCGGATAGTTATCAACTCTGTCGTAAGGCCACTCCTCTTCATATTGTAAGAACTTCTCACTGCCCTCGGCAATCGTAAAGAACAAATTCCTAAACTTGTTCTTGCCTACAGGAAAGTTCCTCGCCCACACTTCCCAACCTCTTACGACATCAAAACCATCAGAGTCAAGATCCGCTTCTTTCTCTGGAGCATCCTTATAACGACTTGGCTCAAGAGTCTCTATATTCTGATAAGCTGGATTCGCTCTAACTTCATCTATAGGCAACTCCCAACCAAAGGCTATCCACCTTGCATCCATCGGCCCTTCCAGACTAAAAGCATCTGTTAAGAATAAGTCTGGCTGCCAACGAACAGCATAAGGAGAACCTCTGTGAATATTAGTATTCGCACTAGGAGCTGGCCTATCTTGAAAAAGCTTATGAAGTCTTATATGATCCATGAAAGACTCTTTGATAAGGGCCTTAAGATCATTATTAACATCTTCTTGTAAAAGAAGTCTCAGTTCATTCTGATGTATCTGTATGTGGAAAAGATGATCCTGGCCATCTGCCACCCTCACAGGAATCCCACCCTTAAGGAACGTATTCTCCTCAGATGGATCTTCCATATCCAAGACTGTCATCTCCTGCAACAGCTCTTGCTCTGCTGCATCCACATCCAACTCAAAGCCAATCTTAGCCACACCATAAGGGAATAAGAAAGCGTCAAGCGCCACACGCTCGTCCACCCTTAACTGATTAGTCTCCCTATAGCGGTAATTAGTTATCTTTGCAACACCATTAGCCAAAGACGGGCTATGCGGATCTTCAGGATTTACAGTCCTCGCAGCCTCTCGAGTCTCTGGGTAACACTGAAAAGTCGGAGCTCTGTCTAACATATTAGCCAGGCTCTGGTCTATAAAACCATGAATCAAGCCACTCTTAACACGCCTTACGTGTTCCTCTTCCGCATCTCCCACATCCTGTTCCCGCTCAGTGGTCGCTTCATTATAAAACTGATTTACGAGCACATTACAGGCATCGAACAACGGCTTCACTTTCTTCTGCACAAAGCCAATCTGCCCTTGCCAGTACTGTACTCTCAGGTCCTGCGCTGTAGGATATGACATTATCTTCTCTATAACAATTTGTTATGGAGCGTCAAGGCCCCAGTTATCATCTAACGGACTGGCCTCTGGAAAAGGAACTACAATACCTTCGTTCCGTCTTGGCATCCCTCTTCTCGCCCTGGTGTTTTTCATAACGTACTCATCGAAGGTACTACTACTTGGAACAATCTTTGTAGGTCCAGTTAACACCTCAGCCGCGCCTATCGCGCTGCGGAGCTTTGAGAGCTGCATACCTAACAAAGCCAAGCAATCAATCTGATCGTCATACCTAGCATTGGGAAATCTACTTATCTCGTGCTCAAGCTCTCCCAGCCAAGTAGCATTCTCAGGGACATGAAAGATTCCCATCTGCATTGCCCCTGCTATAGCTCCAGCTCTATTAACTGAATCTTTAGAACCTCTCCCTATAACACTAACATCCTCTAAGACCGTCCAGCAACCAAGTTCCGCTTTACGCTTCCTAAGAAGAGGCCCAACAACCTTACCCATCATAACACGCTCATGTAGCCATTTCAAAGGCTTATACTTAAGCATCAACTCACAAGCACTCTCCACCCCATCAAATATCTCCACTTGGTCCCTAAACACCTCAACAAGGTATATCATACCTCGCTCATCTATGCCGAAGACCATATGAACAGTGTAGTCTCCAGAACCCTTGGTCAGTGCATAATCACTGGTTCCGTAATAAGTCATATTTTCAGGAATCTTACTATCAGGAACCTTCTTCATCCAACCAGGCTGAAAAACATCCCCCTCATCGCTGACCGGTTTCTGCTGATGCAAAGCCATAAAAAGGGACGGATTGCGCGCACGAATAGCGTGGAGCTCCTCAGTTGAGCGCATGTTAGGGCCTTCCGGCAAGAGCGCTTCGCCTGGCGCTCGGCCCAAAGGATCATCCGCTTCTGCGAGGGAGGGAAGCCTTATAATGTCCCAATACTCTTCGCCTGCTTCGTTGAGCTTTTCAATCCGTCCCCCCAAGTCATCGTCATGCCACCTCTGCATGATTAGTATAACAGCACCTGGACCATCCTTATAAGGACGCAGACGGTTGAGCAAAACGCTCGCGTACCAATCCCAAACAGCTCTACGATTATTTAGACTGAGGGCACTTTCGTAACTCTTGAAAGGGTCATCTATGACAGCTATGTGTGCGTGGAAGCCTATCAGCCCGCCTAGTACACCCTCAGCCTTATACTCTCCACCCTGATGCGTCTTCCATTCATTCATGCTCTGAGCATCATCAGCGATCTTGATCCCAGGAAACACTAAACGAAAGCGGTCATCTTTTATTATATTCCTAACATTCCTTCCAAACCCAAAGGCCAGATCTGCTGAATAGCTTGCCTGGATGAACTCCAATGTCGGGTTTCTGCCGAAGAACCAAGAAGGAAATATCTCACTAGAAATCCTGGATTTACCAATAGCAGGAGGGACAAATATCGCCAGCCGCCGAAGTTTCCCTTGCTCGACAGCTTGCAGCTTCTCGGCTATATGATAATGAACCTGGTAAGGATCATAACCATCATCCATGAACTGAGCGTACTTTACCAGACTACCAGCCGCCTGTTTGCGCCTGATAAGCTCTCTGGCAACCTCAGCTGGATCCTGGGCCTCAGGTGTTAGGGCCACAGGAGTATTGGCGATCAATTCATTCACTGCGTTGCAGCTTCCTCTTTCTTATGATCACTAAGGGCTTCCCCAAGCACCTTACGCTCTTCATCATCTAAGACAGCAAAATCAGCCTCGATGGCTTCCGGATTAGAAGTCGCCAAACGATCAAGAACTCCCACAAGGGCCTCTGTAGAAGTCTGATCCACCGAGTGTATAACGTGCTGATCTACTTCCCGCCTCTCTGTATACCCACGATCCTTACCGAGAGTCTGAAGAACTTTCCAGCTGTAAGCCTTGTCTCCACTCTCAACAGCCCTGAATATGTTGTCCTCAGCTGTGTCGATGATCCTCTCACGTGAATCAGCCATCACTTGCTGCAGTGCCGGACTGCGAGTGATGTGGTAACGGACTGCTTGAGCAGACCCCATGCCGACCGTGTCAGCGACTTTGCTGAGGACTCCTTTGTTAGCGATGATGGCCTCTGCAAGGATATTCTCCCGAGCCTTACTCTGACCTTGGAGAGCCACCTTCACATCAACTTCTTCCTTCGCCCTGTTCCGCAAACTCGGCGCTGTGCATCCAATCTTATCAGCCGCCTCTTCAACTGTCATAGTCTGCTCGAGGGCCTGAATCATCAACGCGGAGTCTATCTCCCTTTTACGTGCCATGTTACTTCTTCCTAGTCCCAGCCTTCTTCACCTTCTGGCCGGTCTTCTTCGCATAAGTCTTTGCAGCCTTCTGGCCAGACTTTGAATACGAGAATTTCTTTCCTCCAACTTTAGGCATTTTCAGCCACCTTTCTCAAGGCCACAGCTCCGTTACTTTCTTTGGACTCTGCCTCTATATGCCAATCAGGGACTACGTCTTGTATAGCTTGAGGATAAGGACGAGTCTCGGAAAGGATTTCTTCCAGCGGATAGTCCACACCGATACTTGTAGTTGTGGCTTCTTTTATCCTTAGGACATCTCCATTCTCAACATAAGAACTTTCTATACTGTCTATAGTACTGAAATAACCAAAACTCATAGTTCCATTTCTGTCAGCAAACTCTTCTGTATCATGTATCGCTATAATACCATCATCAGCCATAACTCTTCTAAGCGCTAAAAGTTCTTTCTCTAAAGTCCAATAGTTATGATCTGTGTCTAGTACACAAAAGTCTATAGAACATTCTTCCATCTTAGGAAGCTCTACGTAAGACACTCCATATATCCACTCAAGCTGATCATGCTCAAATACTGCTCTTTTTATATCAATGCCACCATCTGGAAGCTCTTGCGTCCATGTAGGATATTCAGGACTAATAACTATAAGCTTATACCCCAACTCTTCAGCCAGGTATATAAGATTAATAGTATTCTCTCCTTTGTTAGCTCCCAACTCAAGCACAGTCTTAGGCTGACGCTCTTTAATAAGAGCTTTCAGATTCAAATGTTTATCAAAGTGTCTGTGCATACCTTATAAGGGTACGAGGGAGCTCAATAGTGCGGAGCAGGGCTGGAAGGGACAGTACACACCACCTCGCTCCCCCGGCCCTAAGCTTCTACAGTTTCTTCAATCCCTCTTTTCCGCAAACCCATTCTGCTCCTAACGATTCTCTGCACCACATCCAGGTCCCAGCCCAACTCTTCAGCGATGCCCAATTCGGACAGGCCGCTGTCAAGAAGCGCGAAGACCTTCCTATGCTCACTCCACAAATCGTCTACTCTTATCATCTCGTCCCTAAAACCTTTCTACCATAAATGTATATAAGAGAGTGCCACTATGCAAACCATATTTGCACATTCTTTCCCGCCAAGCAAACCCTCCAACTCTGTAACAATTTGTTACGGAGTTCACAACGCGCCACCAACGAGAAGCCTGTCTTCCCCACCCATCCCCCTTGACGTTTTGAAAATTAGCTCAGAAATTTTTAGGAGCTGAAATATAATAAACGTGTGCACGCGCGGGATGCCGCGACAACTAGTTTGGCATGCCTAGCATCCGTTCTGTTGGCAATACTTTTTTCGCCACTATAATGAATATATACATTATAGTAATAAAAAACATAACAACTATTTTATTAGTACTTTCATAAGTATAATAAAAACAACTATTTAGATGTTTTGTCAGTGTCAATATGACATATTTTTCTATGCTATTTTGACACTAGTTTACATAACAATTACACTAGGTTGTGTACTTTCATGACATTTTTTGACATTTCTATGCCAAGTTGTCAATAATATTATCATAACTCGTTTAAAAACAACTAGATACGTCCACTAGTTTAATTCCGATACATGAACTAGGCATTTAATTGTATGTAAATATATGTAAATAAACGAGTTGCACCCAATACTTTTTGTTTGGCACGGGATTTGCATTGTTTTTTTTTCCAGCGTTTTTTGTTACACTCGAAAAATAAATTTATTCACATTTTTACGGGAGTATATATATCGACAGGTTCGCATGCTAGAAATACCATAGTTCCGTACCATAGACAAGTACCGGCCTAGGGCATACGCCTAGGTGAATACCACGCAGGGAGGCTTGCGCGTGGCGGGGAGTACGGATACCAGCACATTGAGACTAGCGACAAAAGTAGTGGGAGGAGCGGCTCGCGCCATGATCCCAACTCGGTGCTACTCGCGATAACACCTCATACGGTGCAAGGATTCAACGCTAGAATGGACACTAGACAAATAGTTTTCGGAACTAGGGTCTAGTGGGATTCTTGTTGGGGCCATCTAGTTTCCCACAACAAAATCTAGGGGAAACAAAGAATCATGGCTAAAAAATTCCAGAACTTTCTAGTTGAGGATATGAACAAGAAAGTAGTCCACGGTGGACACAAGCATGAATTACGGATAGCGTTTACCGAGGACTTGACCGCGGAGATCGTGAAAAAGGGATTCCATGACTACTTGATGCGTATGGCCGCTGAGAAGTATCGCAAAATCTCGGGCCAAATCAAGGAATATCAAACTAGTGTCGAGGATCGCCAGATGGCAAAAGAGATCCATGACACTGGAGTATGGAAGACCACGGACCGGTTCATCCTGGGAACGCTCCGCACATCGGTAGTTGTCGAAAAAGTACCAATGACTGCTCAGGAAACGGTTGCCGTCATGACGCTCGAGGAACTCAAGGCCGCGGTGGCTTTGGCCGAACAGGTTGCGAAAGAAAACACAAACGAGGACTCGGCTGAGGATACAAACGAGGACTCGAATGATATGGAACTCGCTGCTGGATAAATTAGTACACATATGAGACTAGGTGGCCCCAACTAGGATCCTGCTAGGTCCGACAATCCTTTCATAAAACTAGGGGATTCTAATGCCTGATAGAATAGATGTGGCCGCAGACGAACTATGGCGAGCGGTGATGGAGAACCTTGGGGATTCTATACCATTCCCAGCAAGAGGAGAAAGACCTCACGTTGAGCTAAAGACTGTGAGTATAAAACCCTTTAGCAATGCGGACCTGGAGGATGCGAGGAATAGCGAGGAGGCTTACCACGGCTTGCACATACACGCTACCGCAAGCATAGATATAAGGAGAAAGATATGAAAGATTCTGGCCGCAAGCGCACTAGGCTGTCGCGGAAACTTTCGTTCAAGGCCCGTAAAAAGGCCCGCGNGAAGGTTCGAGACAGTAGGCGAAAGAACCGCCGATAGGCGGAACATAGGCTCGGGGGTGAGGATTC